TAGACCTCAAAAAACACTACAACCAATCCAATTTGTCAATAGATTGGCACCATTTTGAGTACATCGAGCGAAGTTATCGTCACTATAAATCGGCTAGGAATTTGCTCGACTTTACGGACATGTTGGAGCGCATTGTTGCTGAGCCTCACAATCTGCCCGAACTCGACGTACTTATCATAGACGAAGCTCAAGATTTGTCCAGACTGCAGTGGCAAATGGTGGAGGAGTTGACATTACGGGCAAAGCGTGTATGGATTGCCGGGGATGATGACCAAGCCATCTTCACTTGGGCCGGGGCAGATGTCGGCAGCTTCTTGGGTTTTGCTGGCGAGGTGCATGTGCTGGAGCAGAGCTACCGCGTTCCCGCCGCCGTCCACCGGCTCGCCAACCGGATCATCCAGCGCGTCAAAGAGCGCCAGCCTAAGGAATGGAAAGCCCGTGAGTTTGAGGGATCTGTGCAGAGTTATCGCCGCTTTGAGGATGTTGCGATAAATGAGGGGCAATGGCTCATCATGGCAACCACCAATTATATGCTCAACCCTATCCATGAATGGCTCAAGTCCAACGGCATACTGTTTGAGCGCAACGGCGTCAGCTCCATCAGCCCCAGCATCATCCGTTCGGTGCAGGATTGGGAGCGGCTGCGCAAGGGCATGCCTATCAGTTACGAAAGCGTCAAAACCATTTACCGCTTACTTGGGCCTGACGGCGTGGCTCGCGGGCACAAAACCTTCAAATCAGGTGACCCGGACAAGTCCTACGTCATGGACGAGCTCAAAGAGCACCACGGGCTGCAGGTAGATACCATTTGGCATGAGGCGTTAGAGAAGCTTTCTGACGATAAGAAAACCTACTTGGTTAGTATCTTGCGCCGAGGCACACGGATCACGGACCAAGCCAGAATCCGGCTATCCACGATCCACGCGGCAAAGGGCGGCGAAGCAGATAACGTCCTGTTGCTGCTTGATACCAGCCCTAAGTTATCCCTTGAAGCTTCCCAAAACCCCGACACCGCCAACCGGTTGTTTTATGTTGGCATTACCCGCGCTAAGCAAGCGTTGCACCTAGTGCTACCCCAGCGCGTAGAGAAAGGCTTTGTTATATGACCACCCCGATGTTTGCTACCCCCTCTGAGTGGGTCGCACCGGACGTTTTCCCCAACCTCAGTACCGCTACAGAAATCGCTATTGACCTTGAAACCTGCGATCCAAACATGGAAAGCATGGGCCCGGGCTGGCCCCGTAACGACGGCTACATAGTCGGCTATGCGGTGGCTGTGGACGGTTGGAGCGGCTATTTCCCCGTGGCCCACGGCGGTGGCGGGAACCTAGATAAAGACCGCGTCGAGCGCTGGATGGCCGATGTTTTAGCCACCAAGGCTGACAAAATCATGCACAATGCTGCATACGATATGGGTTGGCTGCAAGCCTCAGGCTTCAAGGTCAACGGTAGGGTGTATGACACCATGCTCGCAGCTCCGCTGTTGGATGAAAACCGCTTCAGTTTCAGCCTAAACGCCCTAGGTTTTGACTATCTCAAAGAAGTCAAGTCCGAGCAGGGCCTGAAGCAAGCCGCTGCCGAGTTCAACGTACACCCCAAAAAGGAGCTGTGGAAGCTCCCCGCCATGTATGTCGGGGCCTACGCCGAGCAAGACGCAGCCCTGACCCTGAAGCTTTGGCACCATTTCAAGCCCTTGCTGGTCAAGGAGGAGGTCGAATCCATCTTTGAGCTGGAAACCGACTTGCTGCCCGTGCTGCTGGACATCACCCGCCAAGGGATACGGCTGGACATAAACAAGGCCGAGCAGCTTATAGGTAACCTAAAAACCCGGGAAAAAGCCATCGCCAAGGAAATGAAAGCCTTGGCAGGCAAAGATGTGGACATCTGGGCAGCGGCCAGCATAGCCAACGCCTTCGACTCCCTAGGCCTACCCTATGCCCGGACCGAAAAAGGCGCTCCTAGCTTCACCAAGAGCTTCCTAGAGGCATGCCAGCACCCCATTGCTAAAATGATCTTGGAGGCTCGTGAGACCAACAAGACTCATAGCACCTTTCTCCAACCTTACTTAGGGTTCAGCGCTAAGACCGGGCGTATCCATCCGCACATCAATCAGATGCGCTCCGACGATGGCGGCACGGTTACTGGACGTTTGTCCATGGCTAACCCTAACCTACAGCAAGTCCCCGCTCGGCACGAAATTATTGGCCCGATGGTTCGCGGCCTGTTCCTGCCAGAAGAGGGGCAAATTTGGGCATCAAATGACTTTTCATCGCAAGAACCCAGACTTCTGGTTCACTACTCTTCGCTACTTGACCTCCCCGGATCCCACGAAATGGTCGAAGCCTATAGGGAAAACCCTGATACAGACTTCCACCAAATGGTCGCGGATATGGCAGGAATCGGTAGAAAACAGGCGAAAACAATCGGCCTTGGACTAATGTACGGCATGGGCAAAGCCAAGCTTGCCGCCCAGCTCGACCTAGACCTTGAAGAAGCCGGGGAGCTCATCCAGACCTTCCACACCAAAGTGCCCTTCCTCAAAGGCACCGTAAACGCCGTCATGCGCCGTATTGAGCATCCTGCCTCCGGTGGTGCCATCCGTACTCTGCTGGGCCGGAAATGCCGCTTCCCGCTGTGGGAGCCCATGCAATGGGGCCTAAACAAGGCTCTGCCGTATGAAGAAGCCGCCGCGAAATACGGACCACGGATCAAGCGCGCCATGACCTACAAGGGCCTAAACCGCCTCATCCAAGGCTCGGCTGCAGACCAGACCAAAAAAGCCATGCTGGAGCTGCACCGAGCTGGCTACCGCGTCCTGCTGCAGGTGCATGATGAGGTGGTGATTAGCGTGGACAAAAAAGAAGACGCCATAGAGGCGTCTAAGATAATGGCTCAAGCTGTTGAGCTGGAGGTGCCCAGCCGGTGCGACGTAGAAGTCGGACCGAACTGGGGCGAGGCTAAGTAGTCCTCATTTTCTTACGCAGGGCGTGTAAATACCAAAGCGCCTTGCGTAAATCCTGCTCGCCATTCTTATCCCACATCCGCAGCAGATACTCCAGCGCCCTATCCCAATCGCTCCACAAATGGTGCGGGATAGCTTTTTCCGTGGCTTTCTTAGCCAAGGCTTGGCGCAGCGTATAAACATCCACCCCCGGTAGAAGCTGATAATGCGGCGGGCTGTTGACCAAATCGTCCTCTTGCAGAATTTCCACAGGCACCGGCTTTTGCGACATGTATTCAGCAAAAAGCTTCTTGACCTCTGGGCCAACCTTCAACGGCGATACCTTCTTAGCCGCCGGTTTCTTCTTAGCCATCTTCCTAGCCTCCTTGCGGGCATGCCACGCGGTTGAATTTGCAATGCTAAATTTCTTAGCTCCTATGCTACAAGGGGCATCAGGGTAGTCCATAAAATACTGGATCGCCATCCGCGCACCAAGGCTCTTGCGTCTTGCTTTTACCATCATTTCTTTCTCCTTTAAAACGGGCTTGTGCCCAATTGCTCCCAAAACTGATTGTCCGCTTTAGTCTGCTCCGACTTCTGTTGCTGCTTCTCCCACATTCGGTGGGCCTTCACCAGCTCCTTCGGATTGACTCGGATAAATGGATTGGTAGGATAAGGCGAGGATGCCTTCCAATGCTTGTCGTAATCGCACGGCCTCATCCAAGGCTTTATCCAATCGGTGTCGCAGGATTCTGTTTTCATTTCTTGCATCTCCTAAAAGTAAATCCAACTCCCTGAATTCTTCCTCACTCGGCATGATCGTCCCCTCTTAGCGTGAACTGATTGTCCCCGCGTTTTGGTGCATACACACGTTCCTGTGTAGAAAACTTGTGCTCGCTAGAGCATTCATATCGGCGATATTTCCACATATCATTTTCGCTTGGGCGTTTACGCACCTCCAAGCACTTAGCTAACTTGCCACACTCCGGGCAGGGGAAAAACGCCACGTTACGGTTTGTCAAAGCCAATGTCCTCCAATTTGATACAAATAACCAGCACAAAAAGCAAAGATACCAACCGCCAAGATAAGCCGTATGCTAGTCAGTATCCAGCGCAAAAATTCTTCAAAAGCCTCAATGGTACTCGGACCACGGCCCAAGGGTTTAGGCAGCTTTTCGTTCATTGACAATCCCCATCTTTTGTCGTGCGCGGTACCGGCGCTGCCGCTCACGATCCGACAAACGGAAACGCTTGGCATCAAAGCCAGTGCCTAGTTTATAAATCTTCAAGGAATCTCTCTGCATTCTGTCTTGGCCCCACATCACAATGTGCGCGGCCCCTTCCCTGTGCAATTCTCGCGTATATTGCAGCACGGTTACATAGTGCAAACCCGTAATATCGGCCAGTTCTTGGCAGGTTTTGTCCCCCGTCATCATGGCTTTAATCAGCTTGGCGTAGCTGATCGCCCCCATCTTTATCATCCTGTTTTGTTTTTTTCTAACACCTTCCGTCATCATCTTCTCCTGTTACATTTTTTCTTTCATACTCACGCACATAGTCCACCAACCGTATCAGGGCTTCGTAGTGCGCGGCGTCTTTAAGCATCCAGCCTAGCCCACCAACGTGGGCGGCACGGGCGTAAATACTTCTTGGGTCAACCTTGGGCACGTAGGGTTCAATCATTTTCTACCCCCAACTTAGCCTCGTACTCGTCCCAAACTTCGCATAGCAAATCGGCGGCTTGGTTCATTTTGTGGATAAGCGCCCGGTGTCTGTCTTCATCCAGCGTTTCGGCGTAGCCACGTAACCATGCGCTTGTGGTCAGGAATTGCATCTTTTTAACGTCAGTCACGTGTTCTTCTCCTTGAGCTTGGCTTCAATAAACTGCACGAACTCAAACACAGTTGGGCAATCAGGTAGTTCCCAAGAGTCAACTTCTTCTTTTGTCAGCCCAACCCATTCGCGGCAACAGTGACCGCACCTCGGGCACTCAAACTCATGTTCGTTTTTTGCCGTTTTGTTAACACGTTCTGACGATGTGTCGCTGGCGTGTACATGTGTTTGAAATTTTTCAGGTAACTCCAACTCAAAGTGTTGTTTCAGCACTTTAATTTGGTAATCAATGTTGTCGTTGTGGTCGCAAGTGAACAGACTACCTGTGTAAGGGTCGCACTTTTTCCCTGTTTCCAGCTGCTCAATACATTCCTGAACAACCAAATGGGCGAACTTTTCTACAACGTATTCCCAACGGTCTCTTGCTTTCCCCAAACCGTACACATCTAAGTCAGATTCCTTGACCAGCTTTCGCAGTCGTTCGTTCATGCCTTCACCCCGTAGTATTTAAGAACCAACTTAAACGCTTCTATATGGCGCTTTATCTCATTTAAGTCATCAGATTTGGCGTGTTCAAAGATGGCTAAAGGATGTCCCTTCTTGCGCCGCTTATAGGTTTCCTTTAAATCCTCTAACACTTCCTTCAGGTTATCCGTGGTAATGGCATCAAAGAATTCAGGGCAAGATACGACGTTCATTCCGCAGACCTTCCTCTGGGTGTTTGCTGCGGATGTGGGAAAAGGATGGCCTCTTTACGTACCAAGTGGTAGAACTTAATCAGCGACTCGTCATCCGCCCCGGCCCAGTCAAACACAGCACCCGCAGGGTGCCACTCCTCCTCGTCCCACGCAATAAACCCAGCCTCAATAGCCAAGCGTTTGATGTTGGCATCCATAGGTGGCTCTTCGTGGTCAGGTTCGTCAAGCTCGTCAGGCTCGTAGCGTTTGGCTTCGTCAACTGCTGCTTGGAGAGCCGTCATGATGCCCAGCCGTGCAAACGCCGCCACAGACTCGGGCGATAAGTGGAACATATAGTCGGCGCTGCCGTCCGCGTTTTGTCGTATTAGCTCTACATTCATCAGTCACCCCTCCTGAATAACGGCTCACGGATCTCCATCATCCGCAT